GATGGCTATTCCGCCATCGTCTCTGGCGATCTCGCTCCCGCTGACGGTCTCGGCGGTCTCTTCGTCTGGTCACCTTCTTCCACCCTTCCCGACGATAGCGAAACCGTTCTCAAGCCCGATGATGGGACGACAGGACGGTGGCTCAAGATCGCGGTCGGACAGGCTGGTCCGGCTGGCGCGACCGGCGCTGTCGGTGCCAAGGGCAATCCGGGCGGCAACGCCATGTCGATTGGCACGCTGTCGCAGGCACCATCGCTAACCATCCCCGGTGGCACCGATCTCGTGCAGGTCAGTGGTCGCAGTGCGGTCGGCGACAACGGTGCGGGCATGGTGTTCGTCTACGATCCCGGCGTCGATGCCAGCTATGTCTCAGCCCATCCAACAACATCATTCCGCGACGCCGCCGGTCGCGGCTTCCGTCAGACGCTCGACGCGCCGACCATTGGGCAGCAGCTTATCAATGCCGGTACTCCGCGCACGATTGTGGCTGCTACCATACTGGGCACGAGCGACTTCAATACGTCGGTTCAGTGCAACTCGGCTGGCTCGGGCTATGTCGTAAATCTGCCGCCAGCCGCTCCCGCCGATGGCGGCAAAGCGGTCTTCCTGTCGGTCGCGCGAAGCTGCCTAGTCCCCATCACCGTCCAAGCCGCCGTCGCATCTGGCGCGCTGATCGATGGCAAGGCGTCGGCCGTGATGATCAGCGGCGAGTCCGCGCTTTTCGTCTACGATGCCGCGATCAGCGGTTGGAAGCGGCTTCAGCAGACGACGCGCCTGATCTCCGCCGAGATGCGCAACACGGTGAGCATTCCGCTCATCGTCAATGCCTTCACGCCGATCCCGATGGTCGAGGCTGGTGACCAGCTAATGGACCAAGACCTTTCGGGTCTTTGGAGCGGTGGCGGCGGCTATTTCGTGGCGTACAGGGCTGGCGTCTATACGATCAATGCCAGCTTGTGGATTGGCGGGATCGCCGGGGCTCCCGGTCAACTCGACATAGGCGCATATGTGGGGTCGAGCCTTGGCGGGTCTCCGGGCTCGGGTGAGTTCCAGCGGGTCAACCTAACTGACGAAGTATTCCAACGCGTCACCTTCACGCGCAGCTTCCGCATACCCCAAGGCTCCAAGCTCTATCTGATGGTCCGCCTGCTCCCCGACATCACGGCGGGTGCGGTCGCGGCTAGCCTCGGTTCGACGGTCCAGATCGCCGAGGGCATGTCCTGATGTACCTCGGCTATCGCTTTGCTCAAGCGTTGCCCGAGCCAATCACGGAACCGGCAACGCAGAGCGTGCTGCCCAACGCCGCGCACATCGGCGTCACCGATTTCGCGGGCACGGTCACACAAGACGCTACCAAACTGCGGCTCACGCGTCCAATCAGCGACGGGCAGGGTTTCGAGCACTGCGCCCCCGGCGCTCGCATTCGCTTCGGTCTCACCATGGCAGCGAAAGGTGCGGTTGAGGTTCATATCAACTGGACGGGGCTCGTCACCCGTCTTTCGACATACAACGACGTGGGCTCGATCTACGTCGATGGCGCGCTCGCGACCGATTTCTACGGTCCCGGAGCTTGGGTATTTAACAACCCCCACCCAACCGGCTCGACGGTCGTCCCGCTGGTCCTCAATCCCGGTACGCGGACGGTGGAGATCGTCCTCCCGCATTGCGCGAGCCTTGATCTCACCGGTCTGAAGGTACCCGCCTCTGCGGTCATGGCTGCACCATCGGTTCGCACTGCGCAGAAATGCGTGCTGGTCGGTGACTCGATCATCCACGGCTTCAACTCGACCGCCGTCCGCAATTCGTGGGGGTTCCTGCTTTGCGCTGCCAAGGGCTGGCAGATGATCAATCTCGGATACGGTGGTCGCCGGATCACCGCGTCCGATTTCACTGTCGCCGCCAACGTCGGTGCTCAGCGCACCCTGACCAATATCGGGATCAACAATTGCCTCGGCGGTGACAGCACGGCGGTGATCCAGTCGCTGGCGCAAAGCAGCCTCACCGCCTTCCGAACCGCATCGCCGGGGCAACCCCTATACTGGGTCAACCTCTTTGATTGCACAAACCCCGGTCTGATCACCGCTCCCGCATCGGCTCGAACCGCAATCCAAGCAGCTTTCACCGCCGTGAACAACGTGAACAATCATCTGATCTCCGGGGGCACCGCGAACGGTCTGCCATCGGCGAGCACGTTCCTCGACTTGACTCACCCCGACGATCTCGAATGCCAGCAAATCGCGACCGCCCTTTACGACTTGGCAGCGTAGAACTCGGCGAAGCTAAATATCGTCATGGACGATAACAAGACGACCGATGTGCCGCGCCGCCCGAATGGCACCTTTCAGAAGGGTGTCTCCGGTCGAAAGCTCATGAACAAGTTCGTCGGACCAACGAATAAGCAGAGCCTTGCCGATCTCTACGACGCAAAGTCGAAGAAGATTTTTGATGCGCTCGTCGCGATCATCGAAGACCCCAACACGCCAGCGACGGCGCGCATTTCAGCAATCAAGGAGTTCAACGACCGGCACCTCGGACGACCGGCGCAGACCACGGTGGTGCGTACGGACTCATCCGAGTCCGAAGAACTTAAACTGGTCGGTGTCCCCACCGAGATTCTGCGGAAGATTGCGGACGCCACGTCTCGAAAGGCTCAGTGAGAAAGGCTGCGCCGACACTCACGCTCCGCGATCAGATCGTAGTTGAAAAGGCGCTCTGCGAGCGCTCATTCAAAGATTTTGTCCGCATCGCGTGGAAGCAAGTCGATACCGCGAAGTACGTCCACAACTGGCACGTGGACGCACTCGCCGACCACCTTCAGGCGTGCGCCGAAGGCAAGATCAAGCGCCTCTTGATCAACATCTGTCCGGGCTCGGCGAAATCCACCATCGTCAATGTCCTGTTCCCGGCGTGGCTTTGGACAATCCGCCCGGAAGCCCGCATCATCTCGGCGTCATACTCGGAAAAACTCTCGATCCGCGACTCGCTCAAGACGCGGCGTCTGATCCAGTCGCAGTGGTTCCAGCGTCGCTGGGCTATCCACCTGCAAGACGACCAGAACGCGAAAGCGAAGTTCGAAAACGGATCGCTCGGGTCCCGCGAGGCTTGCCCAATGGGCTCGATGACGGGCTCACGCGGCAACTTCGTCATTATCGATGATCCGCACAGCGTGGACGACGCCAAGTCAGCAGCAACGCGCTCCAAGGTCGTTGACACCTTCCTGTCCTCGATCCCAAGCCGTCTCAACGAGCCCGCGAACGATGTGATCATCGTCGTGATGCAGCGTCTCCACGAGGACGACGTAAGCGGCATCATACTTGAGCGTCCCGGTCTCGGCTATGAACATCTCTGCATTCCTTTGCTCGCCGGACCCGTCGAGGATCGCATACCGACATCAATTGGCTGGGTCGATCCGCGCGCAGAAGGGGAAAACATGTTCCCGGCGCGCTTCGATGAGGAAGTCGTAAAGGGTTACAAAGCCAGCCTTGGACCCCTCCAATTCGCGGGTCAGTATCAACAGACTCCGGCTCCCGCCGACGATGGCTTTTTCAAGCGCCATTGGTTCCACCGGTTCGAGCCCGGAGAGCAGCCGAAGAACATCCATATCTACATGACGTCGGATCATGCGCCGTCCGGCAACAACGACTACAATGTCTTTCGCGTGTGGGGCGTCGACTCCAACCGCAATCTCTGGCTTCTCGACAGCTTCCGAAAGCGCTGCACCATGAATGTCGCGCTTGGGATCGAGCGCGATCACACCGGCAAGACCATCATCTCCTCGGAGGGCGCTTTCGCACTGATGAAGAAGTGGAAGCCGCACGCGTGGTTTCCGGAGAACGATCCAACTTGGAGCGCCATCCGCCCGATGGTGGAAGCCGCGATGTTGGAGACGCGCACGTTCGTGAAGATCGAGGCTCTTCCGACAAAAGGGGCGGGGGACAAAACGGGCAAAGCCGTCCCGTACCAGGCGATGGCGGCAATGGGGATGGTCCATATCCCTAATGGCGAAATCGGTGAGGAAGCACTCGCCGAATATGCCGTCTTTCCCGTCGGCAAGCGTGACGACCAAGTTGACGCCGACGGAGCGATTGCCCGTGTGCTCGACGAAGCAACTCCGGCGTTCGTGCCGGTCCCGCAGAAGTCAAAGCTCAAAGACGCATTCGCCGATGAACAGGCGTGGGATTCCATGGATGACTGCTGGGCGTAACGCTCTCCGGAGCCTCATCGGGCTAAATACTCGATGCAGGAAACCACTCCGGAATATGACGCTCCGCACGACCACACGACTCTGAAAAAGTTCGTCGAGGAATATCTCGACATCACCCGAGAAAACGCTGACGCGTGCAAGAAGGATCGTGACTATTTCGACGGCGATCAGATCAGCGATCACGTCAAGGCGGACCTAGCAAAGCGTCGCCAGCCTCCAATTTTTACAAACAAGATCGGTCCCGCCATCTCCGGGCTGCTTGGCATCATGGATGCGGCTGAGTCCGATCCTGAGTGCTTCCCTCGCACGGTCTCGTCGCAGAACGCTGCCGACGTAGCGACCAAGACGCTGCGCTACGTCGCCGACCGCGCGCAGTACAAGACCGTCCGCAAGAGCACTTCCGACAATTACATGAAGGAAGGCACCACCGCTGCTCTTGTTGACTGGACCGGTCGCGCCGTTGGTGTTTCGCGCATCCGCTGGGAGGATTTTGTCTACGATCCGCTGGCGCGCGAGCACGATTTTAGCGATGCGCAGTGGTTGGGCATCGCCAAGCTGTTGGACACCAAGGACGTCGAGGCGATGTACCCCGAGGCTTACGAAAAGCTCGGGAAGCCGACTGGCGACTTCAACGATTTTCTGGACGATAAGTCGAAGGCGCGCTGGTGGCACACGCCGCGTCGGGACAAGCTGCGCGTCGTCGATATCTACTACCGCTCTGGAGGCGAGTGGCACCGCTCCATCTTCTGCGCCTCAGGCACTCTCTATGAGGGTCCGGGCGGCTATTTCGACGATGAAGGCGCGTCGATCTGTCCGATTGTGGCTGTTTCGTACGAGATCAAGCGCAACGGTGACCGATATGGCGCGATCCGCAACATGGTGCCGCTCCAAGACGAGGTGAATTCCCGCCGCAGTCGTCTCCTTCACTTAGTGAATCATCGTCAGGTCCGTCAGGTGGATCGTGACGCACTAGCGACAGACTCCAAGATCGCCCGACAGGAAGCTGCGAAAGCCGATGGCGTGCTCCCCATGGGCTACGAAGTCGTCCAGTCGCCGGATTTGGCACAGGGTCAGATGTTGATCCTCCAGAAGGCGGAAGCCGATCTCGACCGCATGGCACCGACTCCAGCGGTGCTTGGACGCATCTCCAGCGCGTCAGAGTCCGGGCGTGCCCGTCAGATGCTCCAGCAAGCCGGGTATATCGAACTCGCTCGTGCCTTCGGGCGCTTCGAAGCGTTCGAAATGGAAATCTACCGCCGTATGTGGTGGGCGGCTCGCCAGTTCATGGACGAGCCGACGCTGATCCGCATTACCGACGATCCGCGCGCCATCGAGTTCATCACCATTAATGAGCCTGTCATGGCGCAGGTCATGGCACCCGTTGCCCACCCTGAGACCGGTCAACCGATGATCGACCCGTGGTCCGGTCAGGCGGTGATGCAGCCCCGCACGGTGCAGGTCGATACGAGGAACAGGCTGGCAAGCCTCGACATGGATATCGTCCTCACGACCGTCCCTGATGCCGTCTCACTCGAACAGGAAGTCTTCGGCAAGCTGATGGAGCTTGCGGGCTCGACCGGGGTGTCGCCGTTCGATCCCAAGTTCCTCGCCTTCCTCGAAATGGCTCCGCTCCCGAACAAGCGCCAGACCATCGAACGCATTCAGCGCCTTGCACAGGATGCAGAGCAGCAGAACGCTCAAGCCGCACAGGCGCAGATGCAAGTGGCGCAGGAGGCGCAAGGTGCCGATATCGCCGTCAAGCAAAGCAAGGCACAGAAGGATCAGGCTTTCGCGCTGAAAGCCGGTTTGGAAGCGCGCGCGATCGAGCACGGACTCTCCCATCCTTTGGTGCCGGTGAAACCCGATTTCGGATCGCGCTATCTCGGTCTCTGACAAAGGTCTGGTCGTTGTGACTAAATAGCTTTGCGGAGCTTCGAGCGCTTGCTTCGCAAGGTCTCATCCAGCCTCAAGTGGATGCATCGCTTTTCTCGTGCGTATTCGGGGAGTGGGTCGCCGCCGCAATTCAAACGGGCGTTTCGCGATTATGACACGCGCAGTTGTCAGCAAGGGATTGGATGGACGAGTTTGAAAAGCTGTTTGGAAATGTGCCGATCAACGAGGCTAAACTAGAAGAAGTTGAGACCACAGAGATCGAGACCGAAGTCGAGGAAATCGCCGAAGAAGCGACTGAAAAGGTCGACGAAGAGAGCGAGGACGAGACAAGCGCCGAAACTCAGTCGGTGCAGGAAAGCGATGGGAAGCCAGAGGCTCCCCAATCAGTTCCAGTGGCGGTGATGATTCGTGAACGCGAGCGCGCAAGGCAAGCGGAACACGAACTTCAGGCGCTACGCGCACAGGTTGCACAGCAAACAGCGGCACAGACACTGCCCGCCGATCCTTATGATGATCCCGAAGGCTTTCGAGCACAACAGCTTGAGATCATGCGGCAGGAGGTCCGTCAGGAACTCCAAGCCGCGAACTTCAACCGCAGTGTGGAAGCTGCCCGTTCAAAATACGGGCAGGAAACGCTGGATCAGTTGAGCGAATGGGCTGGCGAAAGGGCAGCGGTTGATCCGCTGTTCGAACAAAAAGCCTTCGCTCATCCCGACCCGGTTGAATGGGTCATCTCAGAACGCAAACGCCACGAAGAGTTCCAGCAATACCAAGCGGACCCGGAAACATTTTTCCGTGCTCGCGCGGCAGAGTTGGGGCTGATCGGGACCAATCTCCCGGTCGAAAACACAACGATAACAGAGACGCGAAAAGCGTCCACCGGACCCGCAAGTATTGTTCACGCGCACTCGCGCGAAAGCACCACCAACACGTCAGGAAAGGACGGCTTCTCCGCTCTGTTCGACAAATAAGGAACGTCGAACATGGCTAATTTTAAGCTCGCGAACGCGAACTCCAAGGAAGCTTGGAGCACCAAATTCGCGAAAGAATACGTGAATGAATCGGGCTTTCTGCCCTACATGTCTACCGCCGACAACGCGATTATTCGCGTTAACACCGATCTCAAATCGGCTGGCGATCTGGTCCACCTCCCATACTTCCGCAAGCTCTCGGGCGCGGGTGTTACCGGTGGCACTACGCTTGAGGGGTCTGAAGAGGCTCTTCTGAACTACACGACCGACATCAAGGTCAAGCATATCCGCAACGCCGTCGCGGTGCCGGAGAGCGAGAGCTTCCGGACGGATATCGAAATTGCCGATGTGGTTCGCGGGTCGCTTAAGAACTGGTCGGCGGAGGCTCTGCGCAACGATCTCATTACCGCTCTTCAGAGTGTCGTGATCGCTGGCGGAAACGACACCGATGGCACCCCCATTGCTGATACCACGAAGGCTTACGCCTCGGCTTCGACCGGCGAGCGGAACGCCTATCTGGTTGCGAATAGTGACCGCATTCTGTTCGGCAATGCCATTGCCAACGGCGCGAGCGGCGTCTTCGCGACCGCCTTAGCGACCGTAGCGGCTTCGCAGAAATTGTCGGCTGGCGTCCTATCGATGGCGAAGCGTCTGGCTCTGACGAGCACGAACTTCCGCATCACGCCTTACATGACCAAGGACAGCCGCAAGTGGTTCGTCCTCTTCGTTGGTCCGGAGGGCTATCGTGATCTCGCTGCTGATGCGCAGATTTACGCCGCGAACAAGGATGCGCGTCCGCGCGACGTGGAGGAAAATCCCCTCTTCCAAGGCGGCGATCTCATCTGGGACGGAATTATCATCCGCCAGATCGACGAGATGCCGGTCGTCGGCAACGTCGGTGCTTCCTCGGCTCGTGTCGGCTTCGCCGCGCTCTGCGGTGCGAACGCCTTGGGTGTTGCCTTCGGTAAGAAGCCGTCGTTCCGCGTGCAAGAGAAGGACTACGGTCATCTACTTGGCGTCGCCACCACGGAAATTCGCGGTCAGACCAAGATGTCGGCTGCTGGTGTCAAGCTTGGTATGGTATCGATCTATCACGCGGCGGCAACCGACGCCTAACTCTCTTAACAACTGAATGATCTGGGCGGGGTCGAAAGGCTCCGCCCTTTTCGTCGTCTGGCTAAATACCAGATGAATTGTCTCCAGATCATCACGCACGCGATGCGTCGCCTCGGGCTTTTGGCTGCGGGCACTTTGCCCGATGAAACTGCCGTTGAGGATCATCTCGAAACTCTGAAATCGCTCTACAAGCGCTTCGTCAATGAAGGGACGCTCGGGCGGCTCGATGATGTGATCGCTCCGACCGATGTCGAGTTCGTGGCATCGCCCCAGACGCGCATCGTCGCTTTCGAACCTGTCACTATCAGGCTTCCGCAGACTGTCTCGGACTGTGAGGGCGAGGAGACCACGCCGCGCGATGGTAGCGTAATCGTCATCGTGCACCGCACGACGCGTCAGACCACGACCTTCATTTACGATGCTTCCGAGCACGCGTGGTTCTCTATCGATGGGCTTCGCCCAACCGATGCCGCGCCGCTCTCTTACCGTGATCCGGTCGGCTTCGCCTGCATCCTCGCGACCGAACTCGCCGACGAATATGGGCAGGAACTCAAGGACGTAACCGTCCGCAACGCGCTGTCCTTCCGCGCCTCGCTGACACACAATTTCTCAAGTCCGGATGCGCCGATTCCGGGGGTGTTTTTCTGATGCCCACGGTTCCGCTCGGCGTCCAATCCTACGAACGCATTTCCGGCGCTCAGCCGGAAACTCGGATGCTCAATCTCTACATGGAAAAGGACGAGAGCGGCGCATCTCCGGACGAATACTATCGCCTTCAGCGCCCCGGCTTGACGCGCCTCGCGAACGGGCTCGGCACCATTCGCGCGATCTATCAGTCCGACAACTCGATTTCGAACGCGCCGATCATCGTTGCCTCAGACGAATGGTTCAGGCTCGAAGGCACCACGAAGGTCCCGATTGGCACTGTGGTGGACGATGGCTCGCCTTGCCGCATTGAGGCGACGTTCGAGAGGATCGGCGTCGTCTCGGCGGGCAAATTCTACATCTACGACGGCACGACCGTGACGCTCGTCCAGCAACGCGATCTCGAAGACGAGGAAGACCCCGACGTGGTCATGAGCGATCTCGACGAGATCGTCGATCTCGATGTGCTCAACGGGTACTTCATCCTCTCGACTGCCACCGGCAAATTCTATTGGCTGGTCCCCGGCGAAACGAGCGTCAATCCGCTCAACTTCGCAACGGCAGAGGCGCTTCCCGATGGATGCCGCGCTGTTCGTCGCCTGCGCTCTGATCTTTTTTTCATGGGCACATCTTCAATCGAGGTGTGGCAATCGACCGGGGATGCTGACGCGGCTTTCAGCCGTGCGAACGGGCGGCTTGTAGATCGTGGTTGCCTGTCCCGCGATAGCGTCGCGGTCTTTGATAACTCGCTCGTTTGGGTCGCCGACGATGGCATCGTCTATCGTCTCTCGGACGTGCCGAAACGCATCTCGACCTTCGGCATTGAGGAGAAAATCAAGCGTCGCGCTGACGCGCCTTCGGCTTGGGTTTTCACTTCATTCGGACACAAATTCTATGTGCTCCGTATCCCCGGCGAAGGCACCTTCGCCTACGACGCCTCAACCGAGCTTTGGTGCGAGTTCTCGACCCTTGGACAGACCGTCTGGGCTCCGCACGTCGGGCGCGACACGGCGCTTGGTGCGCTTTGTGGCGATAGCTCGGGCAAGCTCTACGTGCTCGACCCCGATTCCTCTCTCGACGATGGGGTCCCGTTCAAGCGCTTGGTGACCGGCACGGTGCCGGTTGCTGGTCGCCCTGCGACCAACACCAGCCTCGCGCTCGGCGTCGGCTCGAACATCGCTGCCGAATTCAGCGTCCGATGGAATGATCCCCGGCGCGGTTGGTCCCAGCCGGTGAAGACCAGTTCGCGCGGCGGCTCTGACATTCTAAATTTGTGGAGGCTCGGAATGGTGACCGCGCCATATCGCACCTTCGAAATTTCGACCGTCTCACCGGCTGTGATCCGCATTAGCGGGGCAGTGGCAAACGAGGCGTGGCGCGTATGACGGTGCGCATTCCGATCTTCAATGTGGG